TGATGCACTTCCAAAGCACCCGCTCCATCTCCATAACGTCCGGTAGGAGGCTTTTGATTGGCGATGCCACGTCGGGCATGTACGCTTCGGCAGCGTCGTGCATGAGGGCAATCAACGCGTTCTTGCCGGTGCATTCATCCGCAACTGTGATGCTGTGGTTGGCGACGGACCAGAATTCCGAACAGTGGCCCGTGAATCGGCACTTTTGGCTGAGCGCGTGGGCGATGTCCACGATGTCAATGTCCTCGGCGCGTGGCGACAGTGGGTAAAACTTGCGGCCCGTGTACGTTTGAATCCAGTGCTCACTCATCGGTTGCCTCCGCGAAGTCGAAGATGCTGTTGTCGCCAGCTTCCCGGTTTAACATGTCCACCTTGGCGCGTTCTAGGTTCTTGACGGCCTGTCTGTAATAGGTGCTTTTCAGCTCAGCCCCTATGCCCTTGCGCCCATTCACGACAGCGCCGTAAACTTCAGATCCGACACCCATGAATGGAGTGAGCACAACCTCGCCCGGATTCGTCCAGAGCGTACAGGCTCTTTCAATCACATCTAATTGAAGCGGGTGAACATGGCGCTCGTCCTCTGGGTCTTTTGATTCTTCGTGAGAAAGAACATTCCCAAGCCGAACGTCATCCCAGAACGCGCTGGCGTACTGCCTCCAAATCCAATGACTGTATCGGTTCTCCGTCTGCTTCCCGGTCCAGCCTTTGTATTTCAAAAGTTCGGCGGGCATCTTGCGCTCACCGGCATAGTGATGCAGGCCGGTTGGGTGAGCCACGGGAATCTTGTTCTCGCCCTTGCGTCGGAACATGAGAAGGTAGTCGGCGGCGGCAACGTCGCATAACGATGAGTCTTCAACGATTTGAGCATGAGCCAACCCTTTTGCCATTGTCCGGTTTCGGACTCCAAGCGGCTCCTTCCAAATGTGGTATCGGGCGCAATACGAGAACCCGAGCTTCTCGTGCAGTCGGATGATGTCGCCCGGGAAGTCGATCAATCCCCCGCCGACATTTGCCCCGGCACGCGGTATGTCCATGCAGTGAACCGCCGTGATTCTTCCAGGTTTTGTGAGCCTAAAAATCTCACTCACAACAAACGAGTAGTGTTCAAAGAACTGGTCGTAATCCTTGCAGTTGCTCAGATCCTTCTCGTCGGATGAATAATTGTATAACCCGCAAAAAGGCGGACTATAAATGGACATGTCAACCGATGAGTCTGGGAGTTGACGCATCACCTCCACGCAATCGCCGTTATAGAGCGCGTAGTTTTCTGTTATTGTTTGGTCGATTATAGCCATGATGGTAGTTCCTGTTTTTTGACGTGCTTGTTTTCTGAAATGATCCGCAATTCGTTGTTGATGAGCCTGACGAGGTTTTCAAACATCTCGTCAGCGGCCTTGGATTTGCGTTGGAGGTTTTCAAGAACCGTCGATTCCCCTTCAGATGTAACCATGTCGATGTGGACCGGGTTGATCTGGCCAAACCTCCAAGATCGGCGAACGGATTGGTAGAGCTGCTCAAACGAGTGCGACGGGAAAAACGTCTGATGGGCGCAGTGTTGCCAGTTCAAACCAAATCCAGCAACGGTTGGTTTTGAAACCAAGACGCGAATTTGACCGGCGGAGAAAGCCTCAAACGACTCTTCCTTGAACTCGTCGGAGTCGGAGCCGTCAACCTCAACGGCTCCGGGAATCAGTTTCTCAAGTAGGTTTCCTTCGTCGTTCAGGTGACACCACGCGACCGCTGGTTTTCCTGTGTCGCAAATCAAAGATGCCGCTTTCTCGCACCGTTGCTTTAGTGTTCTGCGGCGTTCAGCGCGTTGCTCCTGAAGACTGTTGGCCTTTGTGGAAAACAGAAAGCCGTCCGGCGGTGTGTCAGATGAAACGATGTGCTGTGTTTGTGTGAGTTCAGGCAGCTTGAACTTGTCATCACTGAACCCCAGATCGGACGGCTTTCGGATAGCCCGAGACCAAGAGCAAACCCACCGCCAGAAGTTTTGCTCCGCGTGACCTCGAAACCGATAAACGCCAGCGCGAAACTCGTCGCTGCGGCTTGTGGTTGATTCAGCCTTCTTGAAAAACCGACTCAACATGTCAATGAACCCAAGTTCCCCAAGGGCCTCGCTGGATGTGCCGAGTTCAATCAAATCGTTTGGCGCTGGTGTTGCGGTGCAAAGAAGCCTGTACTTAGTCTTCTTCATGAACTCTGTCACCTGCGATTTTATAGCCCCATCGTAGTTTTTCAGGATCCCGGACTCGTCGCAAACCACTCCAGCAAAATCGTTCGGGCTGAAGTAATGCAGCTTGTGATAATTCGTTACGACGATCTTTGAATTGATCACACCATCTCGACTCTGTTTCGCCTCGATGTTGAACTTGGAAGCCTCTCGAACGGTTTGGGCACTGACAGCCAGTGGTGTCAGTATCAGAACCGGCATGTTGGTTTTCTCAACAATGTTCTGAGCCCATGTAAGCTGAACAGGGCTCTTGCCTAAGCCACACTCGGCGAAAATTGCCGCACGTCCGCGACGCACTGACCAGTCAACCAAGTGCCGCTGGAAGTCGAATAGAAAGCCTGGAAGAAACGACGGTTCAAAACCGTAATCGCCACCAAGCTGAGATTTACTTTCAATGAACTCCTCGAATCGCAAATGATCGGGAGTGGTTTTCTTGTAGTCCATATTCCTTTTGACCACCTATTTATGAACCACCACGCGGGCGGTTCAAGTTTATTTCACGAGTTTTTCCAAGAGTTCGCGCATCTTCTGGTAATCGACATCTGGGATTCTACTGGGCCACTGCTCTTGCTCGCGGAGGATGATACCAATACCACACGCGGCGTAACCAGCAAGGTCCACAAGGTTGTCTTTGTGCCTTGGTGACTCCTTGCAGCGGGCGAGCTTGATGCACGCCGAGAACAGTGCAACATCAAGGGCGTCGAGCGGTTTGGCCAGCTTGTTCTTCAGTACAATGTTGGCGAACGTTGCAATGTCCGCAAAGTTGTCCTCGGCGTCTCCGTAGGCGTTCTGACGGTTCTTACACACGCAGTCCTCAACCATCTTGAGAGCTTCGCGTCGAAGTTCGGTTCCGGTTTTTGGTGAGTTCATTTTGAGAAGATTGCAACGATTGCGGCACCAATAGCGACGATCAGCATAATCAATGCGATAAACGCGAACACGCCCCACAGCGGAGCCGTTACCCACCACCAAGACCAATCAATGACGTTGGTAAGTTTGAGTGTCAGGAACAGGAGGAACAGTAGTCCCCCAAAACCAACGCCGCCTGAACGTGCTTTAGATTCGGTGCTCATTTCAAATGTGCTTCAAGGATTAGAAGTGCGTCCGCCGTTGAAAGGTTGATTCCTTGGACTTGCGGGAAGTGTTTCTTGGCGAGATTGACGAGGTGGCGTTTCCATGCGGATTTTGACGCGTGAGTCTTGCTTCCGCCAGCGTTGACCCGTTTCTGCCATTCCTGTGGGCGGATCTCGTGAAGGGGTATTCCCAGCGCAATGATAGCGCCATGGACGTACCCAAACGAGTTTCCAAATGTGAACATGCGAGATCCGGGTTGACCGTCTCCTCCAGCATACCCACCAACAAGCTCAATCACGGCATCAATCTCGTAACCCTCGTCTTTTGCGTAGGATTTGATGCTTTCCACCTGATCTATGAAATCCGTCTCAGAACCCATCTTGTAGACGCTGATTCCGCGTGGTTGGGTTCCAATGTACGAATCCGAATGCCCCCAATGAACAGCGTACCCACCGGATTTACCGGGATCTACCGCGATGATGACTTTCATACTGGGTACAGGATTGCGGCTGGGCGCTTGAAAACCTTGTCTTCAGATCCGTCGTCAACGAGAACTCCAAACTCAACGCCGCCGCCATTGGTTTTCCCGTTGAACGCAAGGTTTCCGTTTTCAGTGTCCACATCTGAAATCACCGAAAACCCGTTCCCTTCTGCGTCGGATGCGATGAATACCGTCGTGTTTGGGTCGAGCTTCAAAAGCTCCTGAATCAGTTGCTTGGCTTTCATTCTTTCCTGATGATTTGAACCGCAATGAGGATTGTGTCGTTCTCAAATGGCGAGAACCAAGCCGTAGGTGTTTCTGGAGCGTGTTCGATGACAACCTTTTCACCCGGCATCTTTGACAAAGTGCTGACAATGTCTGACGCAGAGATTC